TAGGGTCTTCTTGCGGGTCGCATTGTTTTCCAAATTGTAAGCCCTCATTTTTTAAATAAGCATAATCCTCACCCCTTAATCTAATTGCTATTAAAATTTTAACTAACTGTCCATGTCTATCACCTTCATTTGATCCATATCTTAATGTTCCCGTATATTGTCCTTTATATAAACTAGGTGAATAATCAAATTTTCTTACCTCTGGTTTTTTTAGATTATAATGTTTTTTAATATCTTCTACTGAATAAGGCTCATCCCCATTCATAGTTGAAACTTTTACAGGATAAGATTTAGATTTATTATGGTAAAATCCCGCTAACCTCATAACTCTAGGTAAGTCTTTAACTTTGGGGTCTGAATTAAATCTTGTGGCCAATGCTTGTTGATATAAACTAAAACTTTCTAACGGACAATCTTTAACTAACCAATAACAATGATACTTGCCTTCACTTGTATTTACAATTAAATGTGGCATTAATCCTAATGGTTTAAAATCTGGTAATGGAGAGCCATCAAGATCAATAAACAATGCTCTTACCTTTTTAATGTGTTCAGTAGTTCTACCTTTTAAGTCTGTTTCATTAACTGTAAAAAATACTCCCGCACCTTTTAAATTTAATTCAGCAAGTGTTTTAAAATGTTCTTGTAATGTTCCATGTACTTGTTTTATTAATCCTTTGTTTTTGCCTTTATCATCAAATGTCTGAAAACTATGTTTTTCACCAAAATACTGCATAAAACTATGATAATGTGACATCTCTGTGTATTCTAGTGACATATAGTACCTACAAATAACATACCATTTTTTGTGTACCAACCATTTACCTTATCATTATAGGTAGCTGTTTCTAATCTTATTTTTTCTGACATTTTATTGCAACTAAATTTTTGACTATCAAATGTTGTGGTAATTTTAGTCAATCCACAATCATTACAAGCTAATAGTAAAATTGTTATTGTTTTAAACATCAATCTTCTTTTAAACTTTCAGAAGACCATCTTTTTTTAGCCCCTAATTTACCCGCTTTAGAACGCAATCTTCTGTTCTTCATTTGTTCTGATCGTTCTTCTTCTGCTTGTCTGCATATTAATAAAGTTTTATTACCTTCTTTTTTCTTATCAAATAAATGTTCTATTTTTGGAAATATTTTTTGTATCTTATCTAATCTGCAATTACATAATCTGCTTAAAATTTCCCAATCAAGTTCAATATTAAACCCCCGCCAACAATGACAATATAATAAAATATATGCCCCTTGTTCGTCTAAAGATAATTTAACTCTGTTAGGGTCACTTATCCAATCATTAGCATAGAATTGAAATGCGGGGGATTGTTCGTCTGTTGTAGATTTTCTCATATTTTAACCGCCATATATTCGTAATTACAAAACCCTATTTTTTTTTGAACAAGACCAATTACACCTCTTTCAGCAAGTCTTAAAACAGTTCTAGTATATTGTAATACTTCTCTATCCATATTTAATTTACCAAAATCTTCTGCTAAAAAACCTTTATAGTATATGAAAGTATCGTTTAAAGTGGCCTCTTGTAACCATTTTTGAAAATCTACATATTTATTCATCTTACCAACCTTATCAGTTCATCTTGTATTGCAAGAAGTTTATTACTTGTTTCATCTTGAAGTTTCATTAATTCTATTTGCCTTGACATTAAATCTAATTTTAAAAGTCTTTTATCAAATTCAAGATTTTCCATTTTTAGTTTTTCTGGGTCTTTAGTTTTTTTTTCTATAGTCATTTTTTCTCTCCGTTTTTATATTGATTAACTAAACTCAATTTAATCAAATTATTGCCCTTGTCAATACCCTATCTTGTATTGCAGTTGTAGGTGTAGTTGTAGTTGAAGGTGCAGTTGAAGGGGATGGTTTTGCCATTAGCAAACCTATGACAACATTATGGCATTGCTATGGCATTGCTATACTTATGTAAAGGGTAAAAAAGGGCGGTTTTAACAGAGAGAGAACTAAAAAGAAACAAACCGCCCTTAATAGACTTACTTTGTAATTGGATTAATCTGTAAGTCTGGTCTTAAATACTCTATATCAAATTCACCCATTTTTGCAATCTGATATGCTCTAAATGGCGGTATTACTTTCCATTTAGATACTGCTGGATGTGAAATACCTAACATATTAGCAAGATTTTTACCGCCATATTGATTAATGACTTCTTTTTTTCGTTCTATTGCTAATTCATAATTTGTATTACTCATATTTGTGTATCTTTTTCATGGTTTAAAATAGACAAATATTCTGATTGTCCTTTAACCTTAATTGCCTCATTTGTCATATCTAAAATAGCTTGTGCTTTATTAGTATGCTCTGGAATAACCGAAGACCTATCAATATTAATAATTTCTTTTGCTATTCTTTTTTCTTTAGCATTTAATTCTTCTATTAATTCATCTAAAATTGTAGCCATACCTTTTTTATACAATTTTATTAACATAAGTCAATATAATACTTGACTAAAGTAAATACATGGTATTTAACGATAGTTAATTAATAATAAATAATAAAAAGGAAAAATATGACTATTATAGCAAAAAGTGGTGGTGAACAAAGCTATCCAAAAGTACCAATTGGAGTACATAAAGCCCGTTGTATCAAGGTTATTGATCTTGGTACTCAAAGACAAGAATATAGCGGTGAAATTAGTTGGAAAAGACAAATTTTAGTTATTTGGGAATTACCCGAAGAATTAAACAATGACCAACCAATGACAATCAGCAAATTCTACACTCTATCTTTACATGAAAAAGCAAATTTAGGAATGGATTTAACTTCATGGAGAGGAAGGCCTTTTACTGAAACTGAAAAACAAGGATTTGATGTCACTAATCTTATTGGTGTTCCTTGTCAATTAAATGTAATGCACAAAGATAATGGTAAAGAACATATCAGTTCAATTATGCCTTTAGGTAAAGATGGTAAAATTGCTGAACAATTTAATCCTAGTGTTTCATTTGATATTGGTGAATTTCAAAAAGGTCAAAAAGAAACTTTTAATCAATTATCCGAAGGGATAAGAAAAATGATTTTAAGATCAAAAGAGTTAGACGGAATAGATCAAACGGATAATGGTGATGAAGGTAATGATAATGATTTGGGAAGTATTCCATTTTAATGAAATACACAAATTTAAGTAATTTACCCCAAGCAATTGAACGAGCAGTAGAAAATGACCCTTACGAAAGTAATTCGGACATATCAACTACTCGTTTGATTGCCCCACCTCGTATTCGTGTATTACAGAAACGAAATTGGGATTTAATCACAGAAGATGTTAGCGACAGAATATTCTCTTTATTAGGGCAGTCGGTACATCATGTTATAGAACGAGCAAAAACAAGAAAAGAAATATCAGAAAAAAGGTTATTCTATAAAGATGACAAGATCACTAATGGATGGACTTTAAGTGGAGCATTTGATTTACTTAATCGTGATGGCCATTTAATAGATTTTAAAGTTACATCTGCTTGGTCTGCTTTATCTGCTTTAGAAAAAGGAAAACCAGAATGGGAAAATCAATTAAATGTTTTAGATTTTCTTGCTAGTAAAAACCCTAAAGAGTTAGTCAATTACAAAACTGAAATAAAAGTAAAAAGACTATCTGTTATGGCCATATTAAGAGATTGGTCTAAAGTTAGGGTTATGACTTCTGATAAATATCCTAAAAAACAAGTGGCCATGATACCTATTCGTAAATGGACATATGAAGAACAAGAAAGTTATGTCAAAGAACGAATAAAGATACATCAAAATGCAGAAAAAGTATCTGAACTTCCTATGTGTACTGCTACTGAAAGATGGAGAAGGGAAGATAAATTTGCAGTAATGAAATCTGGTCGTAAATCTGCTATGAGATTGCTTGATACTAGAGAAGAAGCTATGCAATATCTTGCTTCACAAAATATGACAATCGGTAAAGGTTGCGATATTGTTGAACGAAAAGGTGAAGATGTAAGGTGTCAACATTATTGTAATGTTAATGAGTTTTGTTCTCACTATATGAAGACATCATTTTGAGTAAAAAACCTATTATAAACGAAGTAGTAAGGCCATTTGTCTTTACAAAAGACCCGCTAATAATGAACTTACTACAATCGTTTGCTAAACGATCTGAACAAGGTATTGAAGAATATAAAGGTACTATGGGAACTGCCCAGAAACCTCTAGAAGATTGGATAACTGATGTACAAGAAGAAATGTATGATGCTTGTGTTTATCTAGAAAAAGTAAAAACACTAATAAAAACTTTAAATATCAAAAAATAATATATTTTGCTTGACACATAGTATATACTTAAATGTATTATTATGACAAAAAAAATTAAATCTGAAATATCGCTAGATATTATATCATATCAACTAAAAGAAATCCATACAGATTTATGTAAGAATACCAGAGATATAGAGATTTTAAAAACCCAATTAGCTATGGGTAAGGGTGGAATAAAAGCAGTTTTTGTGATAGGAACTTTTATAGGAATAATAATAGCAGTATTAAAAAATTTTAAAATTATATGATTGGATTATTAGTAAAATTATTACCTAGTGGAATTAAACTAGGAATGGATATAGTAAAAAATCGTAATCAAAGTAAAAGATTAGAAAGTGTGGCAGAATTAAGACACATGGAGAAGATGGCTAATGGTGAAGTTGAATACCAAAAAGCTGTTATGACTAATAATAATCAAGGATGGAAAGACGAATTCGTGCTTATTTTGGTGTCTTCCCCCGTAATGTTATTAATTTGGTCTATATTTTCTGATGATCCACAAATAATGGAGAAAGTAGAGAAGTTTTTTCAACAATTTAACAATATGCCCTTTTGGTATCAAGCCTTGTTTATAGGTGTTGTATCGGCCATATACGGCCTTAAAGGGGCAGATATAATGAAAGGAAGGAAATGATGTCATTTTTAATAGGTGTTGTTCTAGGGGTGGTTTTGTGCCATTTGAACCATAAGTTTAAAATACAAGATAAAATTGCAAAGAAATTTAACGACATATTATTGTCTTAATGTTAATAGAGTTAGAGATGTATGATGATCTTAAAGAACAAATAAAACATCACGAAGGTTACAGAGATACAGTATATAAAGATAGTCTTGGTTTTGCCACAATTGGATATGGACATTTAGTTAGGTCTAATGATCCTTATGAAGAAGGTAAAACATATTCCAAAGAACAATTAACAAATCAATTTGATGAAGATTTTGCAACTGCTAAAAATCAAGCAATAGATTTAATTGATGGTTTAGAAATAAACTTTAAAGCCCATTGTGTAATTATAGAAATGGTTTTTCAGTTAGGGGTAGGCGGAGTGTCAAAATTTAAAGCTATGTGGAAAGCACTTGAAGAAAATGATTATACTACTGCAAGTATAGAAATGCTTGATAGTCGTTGGGCTAAACAAACTCCAACTCGTGCAGAAAATTTAGCCGACATAATGAACTCTTGCAATAGTTAATTTAATTGATATAACTTTACTCAACTGTAAGGTGTTATGATTATATTAAAAGATATTGTAATAAACTACCAGAACAAATCCGAAACACCTCAAATTAGGGATGTTCATATTGTTAAAGGGAAAGTAAATTTTATTGACCCTATAGAACAATTAAAAAATCTTGAAGAAACAATTGACGGATCACCAAAGGAGTTGTATGAACAAACGAATATTAATAATTAGTGATCTTCATGTACCATACCATCATACAGACAGTTTTGCATTTTTGCGAGAAATTAAAAAAGAATATAAGCCCGATTTCGTTGTTAATATTGGCGACTTACTTGACTTCCATGCTATTTCTATGCACGATCACAATCCAGACTTACCTTCTGCTGGTGATGAATTA